CTACCTCATCAGTCCACCTTTCTTGATTTAAATAAGTTTCAGGATTAGGAATATATTGTTGATTTTGCCATTGATCCGATTTCTTTTGTAATTCTAAATTCTTTAATATTAAGTCAATAGGATAATTGTTTGAGTTAAACTTGTCTTGAACTTTTTTCTTACCAACCTTTTTAGGATAATGCTCCCAAAATAAATCAAAGTCTTTATTTTCTTTATTCTCACTTTCTTTCTTTCTTATAATATGGTTATTAGTTGGTTGGCTCTTGGTTGGTTTATAGTCATTGTATCGTTGGTATCCGACAATAATAAGGTGTGTTAATAGTTGGTTGGATTTTACCTCAATCATATTTGTTTTTTGTAACTTTTTTAAAAAAGTTCTTAATTGCTGCCTTGACATGTTATTACGGTTAGCAAAATTTTTTTGTGAAAATACTATCTCTCCTCTATTCACTTCTAAAATCTGATTGTTAAATAACATTGATGAGGACTTTATACTTGCCCTCATCAACATATCGATCCAACATTTCAAGTAAAGTGGATTATCCCAAATCCAATTATCTTGGATTTTGCGATATAGCTTTATAAATGAATTATCCATTAAACAATAAAGCAATACCAAACGAAACGACAAAAATAACTAATAAAAGCACTCCTCCGTCAATCACTATTCATCTCCTTTCTCTATAATCATGTTATCTAACCTTTTTTCCATTTCCAAAAGATCAACTAAAAGCATACCTTCCGATCTCTTTTTCATGTATTCCAGTTTTTGATCATTAGTAATAAAATCAAATGATAAAGCATTATTTACTTTTTTATCAACTCTTTTATAATCAGTTGATCTTGCCATAGACTGTTCTTGCGTTTTAGTTGCTTGTAATACCTCTTGTGCAGACGCAATACCATTATCTAATCCAATACCCATGATACCCAAAGCTCTACCAATAGCAGAAGTTTCACAATTTTCCAACGCACTTGTTTTATTAATAAAACCTTGAACTGCAAGTTCTGACGCACTACCGCTAAAAAATTTACTTCTCGTGAACTCATCAACATCTTGCTCTAGACTATATGGATAAACTCTTGCAACTACTACATATCGTTCAGTTTGTTTACCAGTTAATTGATCAATGCAAGTGTCTCTTTCTAATATTTCTGTTTCTATGTGTCCATTGAATAGTTTGTGAAATGCTCTCAACCTTTCATCAACTGGTACATAGTCTTTACCTTTAATTTGTATAGTTTTTAATTTCATTATTCCTCCTTAATTGAATAATTGTTCATAAGATTGTCCTGTAACATAACATATAGCAAGTTTACTCGCAGTTGGTATCTTACCAGTTTTTTTCCATTGAGTAATGGTTTGCTTATGTATTTCTAGTCTTTTTGCTATCCATGATTGACTTCGATCGTTAGCTGCCAACCAAATATTTAAAGCATAAAAGTCATTATCTTTACTCATTTTTTCTCCTCCCAACCAGTTTCTATTGCACTACTTATAAGCATTTTACGACTTATCCAACTATTAGTTTTATAATCGTAAAATCCTTTATCTAATTTAGCCAATGTCCTTAGATTTTGTTGCTCTAAGTATTGTATCTCGGCAATATTGTTTAATTTTAAATGCAATATCATTGAGTTTATTTGTTTATCTGTATATTCTTTTTTCATTATTAAGATCTCCTCACTTCAAACTTGTACATATCCTCATCACAATTAGGACAATACTGAAAATAATCACTTGTGCTTATATCATCATTTGTATTACTTCCACATCTATTACAAGAATATTCTAATTTCCTAATTTCCTGCACTCCTTGTTTTATTAATCTAAATGCTACATAGATACCTATTAATGCTCCTAAAGTATTCATTTATTCCTCCTCTTCAAAGTCGCAATGATCACAACACTTAGAACATAAACCTATATATGTTCCCTCAACATTATGTAGATTACCCAAAGCACTCCAACCACAACAAGTAGATAATAATTCTTTTTCATTATCAATAAAGTGATCAATGTTTTCTTCTATTTGATCTTTGGTATAACCCTCTGCAATTATATCTACTTTTTTACCAATCATATCTAGCTGCTTAATTATTCTCTCTCTAGTCATTTTCTACCTCATCATAATATTGTTCCTCTAATTTTTCTGTTAATTTGCGATCTAAATCTTTCTCGAATTGTTTTATTTTACTTCCCCAATGTCCATTGCTCTCATCAACAGAAATAACAATTTGTCCGTTATCTACCCACATTTCGTAAGTAAAAAATATTTCTTCTTCATTACCACCGCAAGAAACTCTTTCAAATCTCAAAGGTTTATCTTTATCAACAATTTGATCCTCGCACTTTTTTTCAATATCTTCAATAGTTATGTGATTAGTGCCTCTTTCAAAATAATACTCGCCATTTTTTTTGAGTTCTTTGATTTTATTATTAATCCACTCTTTCATTTTTTTATCTTCCATTAAATGTGTTCTTCCTCATATATATAGCCAATAGTTTCTCCACTCATATCATCTAATAAATCATAATCTATATAGTAGGTAAATTCTTTTGTTGGCTCTTTCTTTGCCCATTTATCACATAATTTCATTGCATAACTATCTACATCATAGTCCATTGGTATAGAACAAAATTCCTCGAATACATTTCGTTCCATAGATACTTTCATTTCTATTATTTTTCTTACCATTTGTTCTCCTTGTTTGTTAAAATAAAATTTAGGGGATAGCTATAGTTTGGTTTAACTGATATAGGTGTTACAATGAGATATAAAGATATAACTATCCCCAATATAATATAATAAGTCTTGTTTAAGTTTTTGTTCATAACCTTGTCCGTTAATATAAATATAAATATATAATATGTGCAATATAATATAACAAATAATATAAAATAATTTTTTTGTATGAATATAAGAATATAAATATTAAATTCGTTTTCCTTTCTAATATGTTCATTAGAAACCTTGTTTGTTATAAAAGAGGAGATCGTTGAGATCTCCTTTTTTATTAATAGTAATATTTACCTTTTTTATAATTTGTATCTTTATCATAATGTTTTTGACACTTTATACATCTATAACCTGATAAAGTACAGAGCCAATTATAAACCCATTTAAAACAATCCTCGCACTTTCTTTTGTCTTGTTTATTTTCTTTCATATTATAGTTTCCTTTGTTTGTTATTTAGATATAAAAACTCTTACCTCTTCTGGTTTTCTAAACCAAGCCAAGTCGCAGCTTTTATTATTACACCAAAAATATTGCAAAGTTTTTGTTAAATCTTTTGAATAACACTTTGGACAGATTGGAGTAATTATACAATCAACTTTTTCTTTCATCATTTTTTCCATTCATTTCATGTAGGGAAATCCGTAAAGATCTCCCCACATTTCGATCCAACTTATATCAAGTCGCAATCTTCGTATTTTTCAATGTTAACTTTATTCCAATCAATTTCAAGTTGTTTAGAAACTTTATCTAAATTCCAGGCTATTGAGTGAAATACTACCCATACTAATCTTCTAAATTCGATGTCATTGAAATTAAAAACCTCATCGGAGTATTGTTTCCAATCATCGAACATTTTATTTATGTCTAATTTTTCTCCGTAAGTTTCTTTTTCGTATTGACTTCTATCTCTTATGAATTTAAATAACTCATCAAGAACATGGGGGTTATATTCATCTTTCTCCCATTGTTCATCGTAAGAATAATTTAATTCATCTTTTATTTTTTTAATTTCCATTACGATCTCCTTGTTTGTTTATAAACTCAATATCTTTTTGTAATTGTTTTAGCATATCGCTAAAAGTATCAATCAAAAAATCGCTATCAAGTTTATAATTATCATTATCATCTTTTGAATAACATACAGGAATTTTTATTTCCAAAGGTATGTTGTTTTTATCTTTTTCCATTTTGAAGGATCTCCTCATTTGTTATTTGTATCTATCTTCTAATAGTTCCTCACTTCTCGGACGGAGTGAGTAAACAATCTTACCATTTTTTAATTCGCCTTTAAACAACGAATAATTTTCAAAGCCAAAATCGGAAATGTCTCCAAATCGATTACCCTCACTATCTAAAGCCATATCGATATATGCGTTTATTGGTAATTGTTGTAGTCTATTAATCAAAGTTCCAACTTTCATGTGATAGTCATCATGTTTGGTGTTTTTCCAATACAAACCATATTTTGAAAGGAGTTCATCTCTTTCTGACTTCATCTGACGAAATCGATCTTTCAATCTTGAAAGTTCTCCTTTAAGATATGTATAGTGTTCTTTTTCGTTCTGAAATCGAGCATAAGGTTTAAGGTTTTTATCTCTTAATCCTCTTGTTGCTTTAGCACTTAGTTTATATTTATTGGTTTTTTTATTCTTTCTAATCATGTTGTTGTCAATTAGTGTTTGAATATTCGTTCCATAATAACCATTGATGCTAGTTGCTTTTGATTTATTAAGAGTGTGAAAGAATTGAGAAATTTCAATTCTTTTTAACTCTAAATTATTATCGTACATATAAGATAATAATTTCATTGCTTTTTCTTGTTTCATTGTAACCTCTTTGTTTATTAGTATTTTACTAAATTTAATATAGAAATATAAAAATTCATAACAAATAATATAAAAAAACCCTCCATAATATAATATACAAATCGACTTATGATGTTTGTGATTTTTTTCACTCGAAAGGGGGGGTTGTCGTGAAAACCTCATCAAAAATGATTTTCTAAAGTTGAGATCTCCATAAAAAAAAAGGGAGGCAAAGCCTCCCTTTTTCCTATAACTCTCTTAATGTTTTTTTCATCATCTCCCAGAAGAAGACAATGAAAATGGTATATGTCACGATCTCTACAATCATTTAAAACTCCTTTCTAAATATGTTTCTAAGTTTTCTTAAATTTGCTTTTCTTTTCTTTTCGTCTTTTTCGTCTTTATCCGCCTTTAAAAGTTTGACAATGTTTTCATTTTCTAAAGCGAAAATCGGATCGATGAGAAAGTCACCGCAGACGCAGAAAAAAGTCGATTCTTTCATTGTTGCCCCCCATAATTTAAAGGCAACATTTCCAATTCTTGAAAGTCGGAAACTAACCATTCTACCCAATCTTTATGAGTTATATTTTTATCGGCATAGTCAAACCAATCCATGAAGACATAATCGACTCTATTTTTATAAAATCGTATTTCGTCAGACGGCCCGCCCCAACTCAATTGATACCTATAGTAACTTTCTTTTTCTCTCCATGAGAGATCTTTCTTATCGACAAAGTCAAAACTTAATCCGTATTGCCAGAACTCCGTTCTTGTTTCTTCGTCATCTCGTTTGTTCATAAACTTTAAAAAATCGTCTTCACGGCTTTTTAAGTTTCTATCTATTCTTTCTTCACATGTTTCGTTTTTAGGTTTCATGTTTTTCTCCTTGTTTTGTTTTATCTATAGTAAAAAACTTTATCGATTTGATAATCGTTAAAGTCTTCACGATCGATGTTAAAGTACTTGTTCCAAACTTTCAAAAAATCCGCATCACATTTTAAACTATGATAATCCGCTGCAATTTCTAAAAGTTCTTTTGCTTTCTTGTTGTTCTCCCTAATTCCGTTTGGGTTACAAGCATAGAATTTACTTTCAAAGTACTCTTTGATTTTCTTATCTAAATCTATACTTTTCAACTTTTCAACTTTTTTAATGATTGTTAAGTAGTTCATTTTTTTCTCCTTGTTTTGTTTTATCTAACTACCATAGCAAAGGTTATGACTAACCATGCCATACTAAAAAGCAATGTCTCTAATCTTGTCAATTCTTTTCTAAAAAAAACCAATAAAAGAATCGGTAAAAAGTTTAGTAAGACAAACGCTATTGTTGTTACGATTGTTAAAAGTTCATTACTCATTGTTTTCTCCTTGTTTTGTTAATGTTGGAAGATCTCCTCCCATTTCCTATAACTTACGAATTTTTTTTCATATGTGTGTATATATTTTTTATATTTCTTTTTATGCTTTTTTTTATCGTGTGTTGTCTTAGTTACCTCCCCAACCTTACGCCCATTTTTTTAAAATGACGACTTAGTCGATCCTAGTTTTATATAGGAGGTTTTATATTATTTTTTTTTCAATGTTCAAAAGGATATTTTTGGGGGGTATAGGCGTAGAGATGCTGCTAATGTAAGTCTATCTCTATTCCTTGCAAAACAGTGATTAATGACTAACTAAATAGTAATAATTTAATACGGTTATATTTAAAATCAAGATTTAAAAAAATTTCTATAAACGACGATATATCAAAAAATATAAGATATAAGTTTAAGTAAAACTTTAAGTTGAAAAATATTAGACAACAAATCCTAAATTTTGATAGTTTTTTATTAGTTTTTACCCCTAAATTATCTCTATGCCAAGATATGATTATAAATGTTTAGAATGCGATAAAGTATTTGAAGTTGAACAAAAAATGAGTGATGACGCATTGGAGTTATGCTTATGTGAAGATGAGCAATTTCTTGTAAAAAGAATACCTCAAGTGCCTAAATTAGTCATTAATAGTCCAGCTTCTATGTCAGATCGTGCATTACGCAAAGAATTAGACATCGATTAGTGTTTGATTATTGCATTTTGGTAAAAAAGAATTGTGCGTTTGCAGCTAAAGAGGGTAAACATACTTATTGTGGGTTACATACTGGAAATAAAGCACAAAATAGAATTGATTATATAAATACTTGTCCGAAAGACAAGATAAAAAAGAGGAGATAGCTATGCCATATCACAAAATGGGAAAAAAGAAAAAGAAAATGGGTAAAAAAAAGAAAAGAAAAATGGGTAGAAAGTAATGAAAGTGAAAGCACCTAGAGGGTATCACTTTATGAAAAAGAAAGGTAAGTTTAAGTTGATGAAGAATCCAAGAGGTGGATATAAAAAACACAAAGGATCATCATTAACAATGAATGTACCAGTAGTAAAGAGGCATTCGTGAATGTAACCGTATCATCTGCAAGAAACTTTATACCTAAGCGTCTTTATGGTATGCGTAAAAAATCTATAAAGCAAAAACTAAAAGGTATGCCTAAAATTAAGAAGTCAAAATATTTTAGATAATATGTGGGAACTGTTTAAAGATAAAAACGAGTATAACGAAAAAAACATTATTGGTTTTTTGTCCTTTGCGTTGATGTGCGTGTTTGGTATTGTAGATTTAGCAATGGGTATTATTGGTATAGAACTAATGGTAAACGACTACATTTATAATTCTTTTGTCTGGGTAACACTTGGATCGTTTGGAATAGCAGGAGCAGAAAAAGTCTATAAAAAATGAGACGATCATTATTCAAAGAACGCACCAGGAAATCTAACGGTGCAAAAAAAACTCGACAAGGTATGAGCCATAATACAAAGTTTGGAAATAAAAACTCTAAAAAGTATTATAAAAAAAAATACAGAGGACAAGGTAAATGAGTAATCTTGAACTAAAAAAAGCAAATCAACTTGCTGCTATTGATTTATTAATACATAATCCTGAAATAACAAAAAAAGAACTAGCAGATCAATTAAATATGTCTGCAACCACAATACATAATTGGTTTGCAGATGACAGATTCGTAGACATGTATTATAAAAAATACATGGTGTCATTTAATGCAAAATTGCCAATGGTATTAAACAGCATGATTCGAGAAGCAGTTGAAGGTAATGTTCAGGCAGGGCGTCTAGTGCTTGAGCATTCAGGAAAACTTGTTAAAAACATTAATGTAACTGTAGATAGTCCATTTGAAAAGTTTTTGAAGGCAGAGCAGATAGACGCAGAGGACATTATAGACGCAGAAAGTCAAGAAGTTACAGAAATGATCGATACACTTCCAGAAAGAAATCCAGAGAACAACAAGCCAAGAAAAAGAGAATTAAAAGAAAAGAAAGCTGTTGATAGAATTAGAGAGGGTAAACCACCCTCAAAGCAAAAAACTCGTGAGGATAGAGCAAACAGATATGCGTTGCTGCAACGAGCAAAAAAAGTTGGCTTAGATCCTTTACCGTCAAGGCGTCCTACAAATAGTGAAAGAAGAAAGTGGTTAAAAGAATTAGAAAAATTAGAATCTAAGAAACACCATACTCGTCAGGACTAATATTATATTCTTCAAATATTTCTGACATTTCCATTGATATATATGCTATATCGCTTTTATCTAATTTTTTTCTTGATGTTTGAATAGGTGCTATTTTCATACATAGAAACCCAAGTAGTTCGTTATTTGCTTGTGAGATTTCTTTTAACTCTAGAATTATAAAATATATTTTTTGTATCAAATCTTTCATTATTATAGTTTACGCATACTTGTAGAAAGATTCCTTACAAATTCATCAAAAAACTCATCTATTTCTTTGTCTATCTTTTTTTCCATGATTGCAAACGCTTCTTCATCAGATGTAAAAAAGAATTTTCTTTGTGGTATTTTTGCAAAATCTCCTTTGTATCCACGATAAGTTGCTTTGTCTCTTACAACTCCAGATACATTGTCTTTTAAATGATCCTCATATTGTGATAAGTTTGTGCCAACAGAACTTGATAAATTTGTCCTATCTGTATCAACTTCAATACTTTTTTTCAATCTACCAGTATCAGTCATTATTTTATTTGTTCTAATCTTAGAATGATTTCCTTGATGTTTATATACTAAATATTTGGCAGTTGAGGGAGCATATTTTTTACCAGTTATATCTTTTTGATGTCTGAATGTTTTTTGTACCTTGCTCCAGGCAAACTTTGCCATGTTTTCTAGAGAGGCAAGAATATTCATATCGAATGCTGCCCCAGTTACTTTATTGAAGTTAAAGTTTACTTTAATCTCTTGTAGGGTTATCATCGACTATCTCCACTTCGTTTATTGATTTATTAGCTTCTATAATTTGTTCAGCATCATCGATACTCAAATCTTTGTTTTCTTCAGCTAACAACTGTGCTTGTGTAGTTAAGTTATGTTTCAACTTATATTCATTTAACATAATCTTATCTTGTGTAGTCATTGGATATTCTACTTCAGAAAAGTCTACTTTAAATTGAGAAACTTCTGGTAAACCTAAATTATTAGTTTGAGATAAAGCATATTCAACTTTATAAAACTCTTTTTCATATTGACGATATAGTTCTTTATCATCGATAAAATCTTCGTGGCGTTCTAAGTCTTTAATCATCAAAGAGATACCACTTGGCACTTCTCCACCTGATTGTGCAAAAGTAACAAATAGATGATTATTCAACGCCACTAATTCTATTTGCCATTTTATATTTTCAATAACAGCTTCTACATTACCTTCAGGAGAAACAATATTATAAGTGCTGCCTTCAGGTAAAGTCAAAATTTCATCTGATCCTGCTCTTACATTTGCATTGTCAGAAATCAATCCAGTAACTACTGGTTGTCCAAACATCTGAAATCGTAATCCTAATTGCATTTCAGTCATTGTTATATTAATATGCTCATTAGCAGATACTAAGTCAGAAGCACCTTCCACAAAAAATGAATCAAGTTGTTCTTCTCTGTGTGTAAATACAAAAGGTAGCACACCTAGATTGTGTACTATTTCTTCCAGGATATTACCGTTATCATCAAATTTTATATGAGTATCTTTATCCCAGTAAGCATACATTAATTCTTTAGTATCAGATAAATCTGCGTGTCCGTGCATCATAGGGTAAACGATTGCTTCTGGTTTGTATGGATTATCTCCAAAATATGGCTCGAAATAATATATAGGACGATATTCAAATCGTTCTTCCATTTCATCATACATAACATAAGTTGCACAAGTACCAAGCAAACGAGTCATGCGTTCCATTTGTTTCATTCTAGCATTTTTTACAACAGTTAAATCTGAATAAGAATCACTTACATTTCTTTTTGCACCTATGGTATAAATTTTTGACATACGATTTACAAACTTTTTCACAATATTGGTGTTGTAATGAGGAATTTCTTGAAATGCGTCAGATTTAAAATAACCTTCTATATATTGATCAGTAAGTGATCCAGAGTAATAGTCTAAAAACTTTCTTACTTCTTCTCTACGAGCTTTAGCTTGTTCTTCTTTGAAATTTGTTAATGAATCTTGTATAATTTCTCGTGCTGTTAAAACCATTAAAATATTCCTTTTATCGTGATATTCTTCCAATGAAATTACTTCTAATTGGGAATCTATTCAATATAAAATATCGAAAAGCATCGCAACCATGTTCGTAGTAACCGTCTTTGATAGGATTATTAGAAATAGCCTTACCTTCTACTGCTTCTGGGAATCTGTATCCTTCAAAATCCTCTGCAATGCCAACACATTTTTTGTCTACTTTTATTCTTCGTAACCCTTCTGCATTTTCAAAAAATCCACGACAATAACTTACCCCTGCTTGTATATCTCTAGATAATCTATCCATACGATACTCTACATATATTCCATGTCTGCGTAATATGTGTATGTCTCCCATACCTGATTGTCCTTGTACAAAACTACCTGCAGGATCTCCATAATAAGTAATGACTGGATAGTTTTTTTTCTTAATCATCTCTGCTAGTTTATCAGTTGGTATATTTCTTTCATGAATTATTTCATCAATAATATTTATATGCCAATTACCGTCTTGTTTAAATGTTTGAAACCAAAGAACAGAGGGCATTCTAAATCCAAAGTCCATTGAACAATATGTAGGAAGATTTTCTTGATAAGGTACAACTCCCATATCTTTTTCTCTGTCAAATGGATATACTCTTCCTTCCATTGATGTAAACTTTGCTGCAAATTCCTGATCAAATAATTCTTTGGACATATTTCTTTTTCTTTCCTGGATAAAAGAATCTTTCTTTCCTTCTGGAAACGCATATTGATTTTCCCAACTTGGAGACTGTTGCGAATACCATTGAGGATCTGTTTGTCCTAATAAGTATAAATCATAAATCCAATTAAACCCTTCAGGCGTTGTAATAAAAATCGCTTTACCTTTTCTATCTACCAATGTTGGAGATAAATACATATCCCAAATTCTTCTTGGCATTTTTGCTGCCTCATCTATAATTAATAAATCTACTCCTTCTCCAACCAACGAGTCTGGGTTTTCACAAGACATGCCTTCTACTGTTGTACCCCATTTGAATTTTATATACTGTTCTTTTTCTGATGCTCTATCAATATCGTTTGCTTTACCTGCTACCATATCTTTCCAAATTTCTCGGAACATTAATCGTGACTTTTTATACGATAGTCCTACTAGCCATATTTTTTTATTAGGTTGTGCTGCGTAAAATTCAGCTTCACGAAATGCTGCAGTAGTCTTACCATATCTTCTACCACAAATATTTACGAAATAAGATGCGTCAGGTTTGTCAGGAAAATGTAATTTTCTTTGCCCTTCGTGTGGTTGATATTTCATAAAATCAAACCACTTTTGCTTGAACTCAAACTCTTTATTTTTCTTTGACATTCTAATTGTCATTAATTTAAATCATAATTAACTTAATACCATAATATAATCCACTTAAGGAGTAAAAATGTCTGAAGAAACACAGAATACAGCCGTTGAGGAAGCTGTAAAAGAGCCTCAAGTCAGTCAAGACGAAAAAAAGACACAAGAAGCTGTTCCGTATTATCGTTTTCAGGAGCTAGTAAAAGAACGAAATGAATTAAAAACCAAAGTAGATCAAATAGCAACTGCACAGGAAGAACAGCGTAAAAAGACTTTAGAAGAGCAAGGCGAATACAAAGCTCTCTTAGTTGAAGAACAAAATAAGAATAAAGATTTACAAGCCAAGTTTGATGAGGTTAATGAATCTTTTTCTAATTATGTAAATCAAGAAAGAGAATCTCTTCTAAGTAAAATTCCTGAAACGAAAAGAGAAAAATTTGAGAAGGTAGATGATTTATCTCTTTTGCGTGACATAGCATCAGAATTTGATTCAAAGTCTGGTGTGAATGTAGGACAAGTTGAAAATAAAGTATCTGTACAGAAGTTTAAGGGTAATCCTTTTTCTGATATGTCAGATGCTAAACAGCGAAGAGGATCGCATAAAGACTTGATAAGTCATTACCTTAAGAAAAAATAAACATTTTAAATCTTAAGGAGAGTAAATAAAATGGCTGACGGAAATGTAACAATAACTACAGCTGCCAATTTTATACCAGAGATGTGGAGAGATGCAATTCTTGATTATGCTGAAAGAAAATTTCAGATGAGAAATCAAGTATTAGACTTTTCATCTATGTTATCAAGTGGTGGCGACATACTTAATATTCCAAAGGTTACTGAAGAAACTGCTGCTGCAAAATCAGCAAATACTGCAGTAACATATACTAACAATACTGACGGAGTTATCCAACTCGCAGTCGATCAACATCACTACGAAGCTAAAAGAATCGAGGACATCGTAAGAGTTCAAGAATCTGCTGATCTATTCAATGCTTATGCACAGTCAATGGGTTATGCCTTAGCTAAAAAAGTAGAGAACTATCTTGCTTTATTAGTACAAGGTGCTACTGGTAATGATGTTTCACTTTCAAGTGACAACACTTTTACAACTGCATTAATCAGAAGTGGTTTACAAAAACTTCTTGATGCAGGATATGATTACACAGACGGAGAACACTACTTCTATTGTTCCCCAGCTGCGTATATGTCACTATTATCTTTAGGCGACTTTACAGAAGCACAAAAAAGAGGAGATGCTGAAAATCCTCTAGCTTCAGGAAGAATCATTAACGCTTATGGATTAGAAGTGTATGCAAGTACAGACTGGGACGATGACGGTGGTAGTGGCGACGAAACTGCTACAATCTTCAACAAAAACTCTGTGTACTTTGCACAGCAGTTAGCTCCAAGAGTTCAATCATCTTATGATATTGATCACTTGGCAACTTCTGTTGTAGCTGATGTTTTATTTGGAGCTGCTTTATCACACGCTGCAAGTTCAACAGCAATGGGTATTGTTAACTTCAACAATGCGTAATAGTTAATTGGGGGAGCTTTATGCTCCCCTAAACTAGGAGATTAATATGGCTAATTACACATCAACTCATACTGGAGCAATAGTAGACTCATCTGTAACAAAAGTAAATGCTAGTGGAGTAACACAAGCAGACTTAACTAAGTTAAATGATGTTACTGCAACTGCTTCAGAGTTAAATCAATTAGACGACAAAACAGTCGGTGGTACAAATAGTGACGATATAGTCGATGTTGCATCATCGCAAACCTTAAGCAATAAAACGCTTGAGGGTGGAACTTATACATAATTTTTAGGAGAATAATATGGCTAATACAGTCCAAATTAAAAGACATAGTAGTAATTCTACTGACGCAGCTCCAGGTACTTTATCAAGTGGAGAGTTAGCATTAAACCAGGCAGGTAAGAAGTTATACATTGGTAGACACAACAATAGTAGTGTTGAAGTATTTCACTTGCCAACATTAGAAGATTTGACAGCAGGTAATGGTATATCAAAATCTGCAGCTAGTAGTAATTCAAACAATAATGCACAAACTCTTGCAGTTGATTTAACAGATAGCAATATTTTTGCTTCAACTAGTGCAAAAGGTATTGCTTCTTTTTCAAGCGATAACTTTGATGTATCAAGTGGAGTAGTAACTATTAAAACTGGTGGTGTCGTAACTGCAGAGATTGCAGCCGATGCTATTACTGGTGCTAAAATTGCAGATGATGCAGTTGATAGTGAACACTTAGCTGCAGGTAGTATTGATACAGAACACATTGCAGACGATCAAGTAACTGCTGCTAAAATTGTAGATAATATTGCCTTGCCAGGTAATTGTAGCTCAAGTGGTAATTTTACCGTAGGTGGTAATCTTACTGTTAATGGTACTACAACAACTGTTAATT